AACCCCTACGGCGTCCCGGCCAAGGACCGCTCCGGCCAGCTCGAGTTGCTGGAGCCGCCGAACCTGCGCGCGCTGATCGACAAGTGCGCCGCCGCCACCCGCATCCCGCCATCCCCCACCGCATCCCAGGAGTAAGCCATGACCGCCTGGAACGATTTCAACGACGCGCAGCAGCAGCCCAGTTTCGACCTGATCCCCAAGGGCACGCTCGCCCGCGTGCGCATGACCCTCAAGCCCGGGGGCTTTGATGACCCGGCCCAGGGGTGGACCGGCGGCTACGCCACGCAGAGCTTTGAGACCGGCTCGGTGTATCTCGCGGCCGAGTTCGTCGTGCTGGAGGGCGAGTACGCCCGGCGCAAGCTGTGGACCAACATCGGCCTGCACACCCCGAAGGGCCCGACCTGGGGCCAGATGGGGCGCAGCTTCGTGCGCGCCGTGCTCAATTCCGCCCGCAACGTCCATCCGCAGGACATGAGCCCGCAGGCCGCCGCCGCGCGGCGCATCCAGGGCTTCCACGAGCTCGACGGCATCGAGTTCCTCGCCCGCATCGACGTGGAGAAGGACGGCCGGGGTGAGTTGAAGAACGTCATCCGAAACGCCGTCGAGCCCGACCACCCGGACTACGCCCGCCTGATGGGGCTGCCGCCGAAGAACCCCGGCACCGGCAACGGTGGCGCCCCGGCGGCGATCGCCCCGCCCCGTGCGATGCCCACGCCTGCCGTTTCCCAACGCCCCGCCGTGCCGGGTAAGCCGGCCTGGGCTCAATGAGGGGGACACGTGAAATGCTGGGTCTGCAAACGACAGGCGCGCGGCTTTGGCCACACGGACCTTCGGCATCCGGTGGGCGACGCCCGGCGCTATCCGATCGACTGGGTGTTCTGCTCGCGGCGCTGCCAGGAGGCGTTTCACGCGCTCTACGGCCACTGGCTGCGGGTGCGCGAGGGGCGCACCGACATCAAGGAGGTCGCCATGATCGATCCGTCTGACGTCGAACTGGCCGCGATGAAGAAGTGCCTCAAGGCCTTCGGCGAGGTCGCGGGCGAGATCGGCTTTGCCAAGCCGCTGGGCGAGTATTCCGAGGCCGAGGCGCTGCAGGTGATCGACGCGATCGTCACCGGCTACACCGAGGCGATGGTCGCGCACCACGAGGCGAGCAAGTATCCGCCGGTGCGGGGACTCAAAGACCCCGTGTCCGACCCCTTCGCGGATCTGGAAGACGACCTGCCGTGGGAGGAACCGGAGTCAGCCTCCAAAGCGGCACGCAAGGGCGCACCACAGGAGGCGCGGCGATGATGGACTTCAACGCCTCCAGGAGCTTCTCGGGCCAGATCACGGCGCTGATCGATGCGGCCATGCAGCAGTCGCGTGCGGCCCAGCCGCGCCGCACTTATCTCGGCGCCTCGCGCCTGGGGGCGGCCTGCGAGCGGCAGATGCAGTACGAGGTCGCCGACGCCCCGGTCGATCCGGGTCGCGAGACCGACGGCCGTCTGCTGCGCGTCTTCGAGCGCGGCCATGTGATGGAGGACTGCATGGCCGCCTGGCTGCGCGCCGCAGGGTTTGAGCTGCGCACGCGCGACGATGCCGGCGAGCAGCTGGGCTTCTCGGCGCTGGACGGGCGCCTGCAGGGCCATGTGGATGGTGTCCTCGTCGCCGGGCCGGATCTGGGCCCGGGCTTCGGGTATCCGGCGCTGTGGGAGAACAAGTGCCTGGGTGCGAAGCCCTGGCGCGAGCTGGACAAGCACCGGCTCGCGGTGGCCAAGCCCATCTACGCCGCGCAGGTGGCGATCTACCAGGCCTATCTCGGCCTGCACGCGCAGCCGGCACTGTTCACCGCGGTCAACGCCGACACGATGGAGATCTACGCCGAGCGGGTGCCCTTCGATGCCCAGCTTGCGCAGCGCATGTCCGACCGGGCGGTGAAGGTGATCACGGCCACCGATGCGGGCGAACTGCTGCCGCGCGCGTTTGCCGACCCCACCCACGTCGAATGCCGGATGTGCCCTTGGCAGGACCGGTGTTGGAGGACCGTGGCATGACCAACACACCGCTGCACCAGGTGCTCGGAGAGCGCCTGATCGACGCCCGTGAGGCGGCGCACGCGCTCAACCTGCCGCTGTACTGGCTCACCCACGCCAAGGAGCGCCGGCGTCTGCGCCTGCCGCATTACCGGGTCGGCAAGCTGCTGCGCTTCAAGCTCACCGAACTCGTCGCCTGGATGCAGGACGCGCAGGCCAGCGGCATCGCGCAGCGCCGTCATGGGGAGGAGGCCGATGTTGGACTTCCATGATCCCGCTCCCCAGGGGAAAGCCGTGGCCGCCGAGCGGCGCGAGGCCGTGCGCAGCGCCTTGCACGGGCGTTTGGAGGGGCTGCTGCCCTTGCTGTTTCCTGCCGGTCGCATGCGCCGAGGCAAGTTCCTCATCGGCGACGTGCTGGGCAGCCCGGGCGACAGTTTGGAAGTGGTGCTCGCAGGCGACAAAGCGGGCCTGTGGACCGACCGGGCCACGGGCGAAGGCGGCGATGTCTTCGACCTCATCGCCGCCCATCACGGGCTCGATGCCGAGCGCGACTTTGCGCACGTCCTCGATGTCGCGGAGGGTCTCGTCGGTCGCGTCCCCGCGGCCCCGGCGTCCCAACGCCGTCGGGCAAACCGGCAGACGCCTCTGGACGAACTCGGCCCCGCCACCGCCAAGTGGGACTACCTCGACGCGCAGGGGCGGCTCATCGCCGTCGTCTACCGCTACGACCCGCCCGGGCGCAAGAAGGAGTTCCGGCCCTGGGATGCCAAGCGGCGCAGGATGACCCCGCCCGAGCCGAGGCCGCTCTACAACCAGCCGGGCATGGCCAGTTCCGCGCAGGTGGTGCTGGTCGAAGGCGAGAAATGCGCGCAGGCCTTGATCGAGATCGGGATCGTGGCCACCACCGCGATGCACGGGGCGAAGGCCCCGGTGGACAAGACCGACTGGTCGCCGCTGGCGGGCAAGGCGGTGCTGATCTGGCCCGACCGCGACAAGCCGGGCTGGGAGTACGCGATGGCCGCCGCGCAGGCGGCGCTCGCGGCCGGCGCCGCCACCTGCGACGTGCTGCTGCCGCCCGACGACAAGCCCGAAGGGTGGGATGCGGCCGACGCCGTGGCCGAGGGCTTCGATGTCGGCGCCTTCATCGCCGCGGGCCCGCGCATGAGCATCAAACCCGCACTTGGGCAGCCCACCCAAGAGCCCTCCGTCTGGGCCACCGATGACGCGCTGGCGCTCGCCTTCACCGCGCGCTACGCCGAGGACTGGCGCTACTGCGCCGCCTGGGGCAAGTGGCTGGTGTGGGATGGCCGGCGCTGGCAGGCGGATGAGACGCTGCTGGTGCATCACCTCATCCGCGCCATCTGCCGCGAGGCCGCCCTCGAGGCCGATTCGCACCGGCTCGCGGCCAAGCTCGCCGCCAGCAGCACGGTGGGCGGCGTGGAGCGACTCGCCCGCACCGACCGGCGGCATGCCTCCACTTCCGAAGAGTGGGATGCCGATCCCTGGCTGCTGAACACGCCGGGCGGCGTGGTCGATCTGCGCACCGGGCGGCTGCGCCCGCACGAGCGCGCCGACCGCATGACCCGGCTCGCCGCCGCCACGCCCCGCGGCGACTGCCCGCGTTGGCGGGCCTTCCTGGCCGACGTGACCGGCGGCGATGCCGAACTGCAAGCGTACCTGCAACGCATGGTCGGCTACTGCCTCACCGGCTCGACGGCGGCGCATGCGCTGTTCTTCCTCTACGGCACCGGCGCCAACGGCAAGAGCGTGTTCGTCAACACCGTGGCCACGATCCTGGGCGACTATGCGGCCACCGCCTCGATGGAGACTTTCGTCGAGACACGCCATGAGCGCCACCCGACGGACCTCGCGGGCCTGCGCGGGGCGCGCTTCGTCTCCGCCATCGAAACCGAGCAGGGGCGGCGCTGGGCCGAATCCAAGGTCAAGGCCATCACGGGCGGAGACCGCATCGCCGCGCGCTTCATGCACAAAGACTTCTTCACCTACACGCCGCAGTTCAAGCCCGTCATCGTCGGCAACCACAAGCCCGCCATCCGCAACATCGACGAGGCGATGAAACGGCGGCTGCACCTGATCCCGTTCACGGTGACGATCCCGCCGGACAAGCGCGATGGCCGGCTCACCGAGAAGCTCCTGGCCGAACGCGACGGGATCCTGGCTTGGGCGGTCGAGGGGTGCCTGGCCTGGCAGCGCGAGGGGCTGCAGCCCCCGGCCAGCGTGATGTCGGCCACCGCCGAATATTTCGACGAGGAGGACGCGATCGGTGACTTTCTCGACGAAGAAGCGCAGCGCCATCCGCAGGCCCGCGTGTCCGTGGCCGACGTGTTCCAGCGCTGGCAAGAGTGGGCTGCTCGGCGCGGCGAATACGTCGGCACGAGCCGCTGGCTCGCGCAGCAACTGGCCAACCGCGGCTTCGAACGCACGCGGTTGCACGGGGGTGCCAAGGGGCTGGCGGGGCTGTCCCTCAAACCCAAGGACTTCGGTGCACGACTCCCATACCGCGACGACTGAACCCCAAGGGTGACCGAAGGTGACTGGCCTGCCGGTAATTCCTCTACACGTGCGCGCGCGCACGTGAGAGCCGATATACGGCACGGCGGTCACCTTCGGTCACCAGACACCGATGAAAGGATGAACCGATGATCTCCACGATCCTGGCCCTGGACCTGGGCACCACCACCGGCTGGGCGCTGCGCGACCGCAGCGGCCACATCACCAGCGGCGCGGAGAGCTTCCGCCCGCAGCGCTTCGAAGGCGGCGGCATGCGCTTCCTGCGCTTTCGGCGCTGGATTTCTGAAATTCAGTTTCTGTACTTCGAGGAGGTGCGCTGCCATGCGGGCGTGGATGCCGCGCACGCCTACGGCGGGTTCCTGGCCACGCTCACCGCCTGGTGCGAGCACCACGGCATTCCCTACCAGGGCGTGCCGGTGGGCACGATCAAGAAGCACGCCACAGGCCGTGGCAACGCCCGCAAGGACGAGATGCTGGCCGCCGCCCGCGCTCGCGGCCACAGCCCCGCCGACGACAACGAGGCCGATGCGCTGGCCTTGCTGCACTGGGCGATCGAGCGCCACGACGCGGCGCAGGAGGGGTGAGATGCACATCCCGACCCCTCGCTACCGGTGCCCGCTGGCACGCCTGCAGCCCGAGCCGATGGACGTGGAAGCCGTCAAGCGCCAGGGCTGGCGCGAGCAGCGCCTGCTCGTCGTCGGTCTGGACGATGAACGGCTCGACTGGGCAGAGCGCGAGCTGATCCGCCGCATCGGCGAGCGGCTCTACGGATCACGGGATGGAGCCCCGGAGGCGCGCCATGGCTGAGTGGACCGTCGAGCGTGTGGCCGAACGCTTCCGCGAGGCGGCCATCACCGCCCACCGCCTGCCGTCCGTGCGGGTGCAGGGCTACTTCAACACCTGGCCCGCGATCCGGCGCATGCCCTGGGAGACGCTGGGGGCCGAACCCACGATCCGGCGCTTCCCACCCACACCCGAGACCATCGAGCGCATGCTCGAGACCATGCGCTGGGTCTTGTGGCTGGAGGAAGAGGAACGGCATCTCGTGTGGATGCGCGCCGAGCGCCACCGCTGGCGCGACATCTGCGCCCGCTTCGGCTGCGACCGCACCACGGCCTGGCGGAGGTGGCAGCGGGCGTTGCAGACCGTGGCTGACACCCTCAACGGCAAGCGAGAAGCAGACCGCCTGCCCAGCCGTTCGCTTGACAAGACGGGGCTGCAGGAATCCAATAACAGTTACTAA